TAGAAAAATTTAAATCAAAAATTCTAGGAATAAACAACGCGTCGAGAGCAGTTTCTAGCGACGGACGACGAAAGAAAATCATAAAAGAGGATTTATATTCAAATGCAATAATGCTTATGAAAGAAGGGCGAGTTAAAATAAAGAAAAATGTTGAGTTATATAATTCCCTAGCGTCTGTTCAATTCACATACAAAGATGATACATTAAAAATCGGCGGAAGAAACACGCACCTAGCCGAAGCTTTTGTCCGGGCGTTGTGGGAAACGAAAGGTTTAAATATTTTCGTTTATGGTTTTTAATTATGTTTGAAGAACAATTATTAATTTATGGACCGTTGGGCATATGGACTTTCACTTTATTATACGAGAAATTCAAGACAAATGCAGAATTACGGACAATCATAAACAATAATACAGAAGCATTAGTGAGATTTTACGAAATAATAAAAGGTTGTCATTACAAAAAGACAGCAAAGATTTAAATAGATTCTATTCTAAAAATAAACATGGCAGATGAAAACGTAGCAACTAATGATCAATCGGACGAGACGAAGGCAAATGAATCCCCTAGTCAAGATGATGTTTCGCCGTCGCCGATTGAAGAAGCGAAAAAGATAAACGAAGAAATGAGGAAGAATCTCGAAGAGATTAAAAACGAAAGAAAAAAAATCGAGAAATTGCATGCGGAAGCTTTAATAAATGGGCGACCAATGACTAATCAACAGCCGATAAAGAAAACAGAGACGGATAAGGAATATAAAGACAGAATCATGCGAGGAGAAAGATAATGCATTTAATTTTTATTCCATATGGCAAACGAAGCGAAGTTGAATTGTTGTTGAGAGATATGGAAGCACAAAAACATTTTTTACATTTTCAAGATATAGAGGGAAAAGATATTTTAAAAGGAGTTTATATTCAAGGACAAATTAGATTTTTGCCGTTCGGATTTTATGAATACGTATTCCCGAAAGAAGATTTAGAGATAGTTTTAAATTCGCTAGATTGTGGAAGCGTACCCTATGAAATGAATTTTGTCTCGATGTTCGCGAGAAAATTTCTTAAATGCAAAAGAATCCCAAAATACAAAAAAGATAAAAATTTCTTATGGATTAGAGACAATGTCTCGATAATTCCGATAGGGATTCGAGAAGATAAGATATTTTTTGATGAAAAAGTTAATGCTTATCATGAAGGCATCTAGTTAATCGGCATACCGAAAAGTTTAAATAGTAGCCATTTATCTATAAAAGCATGGCAAACGAAGCAATATGTGTTTTTGAAACGGAAGTCGCAGTTCCCTTTATCTGCGCAGAAGCAACAGATATTCCAAAAGGAAGTTGCGTTAAGATTGCAGACCCTTATACAGTTTCTTTAGCGGGTTCGGCAGAAGATTATGTCGGCGGAATTACAAAAACAGAAAAAGAAAGCGGAGACGGCAAAACAAGAGTTTCTGTTTATAGAGGTGGAATTTTCAAAGTAATGGCAAGCGGAAGTATTACAGCAGGCCAAACGATTACAATTTCGGGAACAGCAAACAAATTCGTAGTTTCAGACGCAACATGTGTTTCTAGTAAAACATGGGGAATAGCCCTGGAGACAGCAACAGATGGCGAAACATTTTTAATGGAATTAAGACCGGGGGTAAATGCTAACGCATATAGTTAAACATGGTTGATGGAATAGGACAAATTGATATAAGGGGAATCGACATCGATAAACTCGCTCGTGGATTCGCAGACGAAATAATTGGTTTAGATGTTTTAATGGCAGAATCAAAAACAAGCGCTCGTGAGATGAGATGGTATCAAAAAACCGCAGGATTTTTTAATGCTCCAACTACGACAGGCATGACTACAAATTTGGGCGAGAATACAGACTTTGGCTCTAGACCGGCAGTTGTTCAAAATTCTTTTACAAGACAAACTTCTTATGTTAGAAAATATTTTGTAGAGTCTGAATGGATACCGGTTGAGGACATCGCGGATAATGATCCGGACGTAGTCGGACATATTACAAAAGATTTAGTAAGAGGGATTTTGCAAAGAAAGAATTTAAGAATTTGGAATATTTTGTCCGAAAACATAACTCCGGTAAATATCAACGAAGAAGCAATCACAAACGAATGGGATGATTATGCAAATGCTACACCAATCAGCGACTTAACAAATGCAAAAGCAAAAATAAGAGCATACGGATATAATCCAGAGGGCGCAACACTACTTTTAAATGACAACGGACATAAATATTTATTGAATTGGATTGTTGCAACAAAGGGCTCTAATATGCCAACATTATCCTCGAGTATTGCAGTAGGCGGAAGAGTTACAGAATTTTGCGGATTAAACATAATGGTTGATGTAAATGTTACAGCAGACTACGGAATGATTGTTATTCCAAAGACAGCGGGAACATGGAAAACATTTGCTCCATTGACAACAGCAAAATTATACGATGAAGGTATTGGCTACAAGATTAGAGCATGGATTGAAGGCGAAGGAATCTTGCACGACCCGAAGGCAGTTTGCCTTTTGAGTAACGTTGGACCTTCATAAATTTATTTTTTTATTTACTACTTTATAATTCTAATAAACATTTAAATAGATAGATTTCTAGACGATTTAAAGGAGGTTTTTTATAAGATGATAGAAGATACAGAAAACGGGATAAAGATTGCTGAAAACGAAAATGTGGCGTTCTGGGAAGAAAAGAGGAAGGTTTCAGAGAGTCTAGTGAAAGAGATGGAAAAGGACTTGATAGAGATTCCAAAGATGATAGATTTTCATAAAGCGGTCATTTCTATGTGCGAAAACAAGAAAGAAACGTTTAAATAGTTTGATTTGCACGAATTTGCATGGTATTGCAGAGAATCGAAAACGGAACGACAACAGACTTTTCTAGCCAAGAGACAGAATTTTCAATTTCAGCTTCTCCGGTGGATGAGCCAGGATTAATCGAAACATACTATACGCCGGATTTTTCAAAATGGAATGGATACTATGAGAGCATACCGGAAGCAAAAATTTTAGTTGATACCCTTATTAAATGGACGCTAGGGAAGGGCTACAAGGGCGAAGCTGAAAAATTAAAAAGAATAGTAGGAAACGGAAAAGAAAACGCGTTAAGAGTTTTTAAAAATTTAAAAAAAGTTTCTTTCATTTGTGGCGATTCCTTCGGGGAGATCGTCAAAGACGCATACGGGAGAATCACAAACATAAAGCCACTTAACCCCGACATGACACAAATTGTTTATAATTCTTCGGGAATAATTATTGGATATAACCAGTTGAATCTAAAAGGGAAAGCAGAACACCGATGGGGAGTTGATGAAATTTTACATTTTTGCAACGGACGAGTTGCAAACAGAATGGGCGGTTATTCTTTATTCCAGGCAATAGAAAATTTAATTTTAGCAAGAAACGAAGTTATATCAGATTTAAAAATAATGTTTCATAGATTTGTCAAGCCGGTTAGAGTTTGGGAAACAGAGACAGACAATGAAACGCAAATTTCAGCAATCGCCGCAAAAATAGATTTAGCATTTAAGAAAACTGAAAACATCGTCGTGCCAAAAGATGTTTTAAAATTAGCTGAGACATCAGCAATTCCAACACAAACCGGCGGGTTATCTCCGATAGAATATTATAGAGAGTTAGTGCATGTTTTTATTTCTTCGTGCGGAGTGCCGGAAGTTATTTTAGGATGGGGAGCAGATACAACAGAAGCAACGGCAAAAATAATTTATTTAGCATGGGAACAAACAATCGAAGAATTGCAAAAAGAATTTGAAGAGGATATAGAATATCAATTAAATGTAAAAATAACTTTAGAATTTCCAATCGATTTAATGGAAAACATACAGAGCGACGCAAAAAAAGATAAAACAACCGGCGAGAAAAAATCAGAGATTACGCCAAAAGTTTCTAAAAAAGAAAAAGAGGAGATGAAATAAAATGGCACACACAGGAATTTTCGCAACAAAAGCAGAAATAGATTTGAAAGTTGGAGAAAGAGTTGATACAACGGGCTACACAGAAACAAACATAAATAACGCATGCAAGCAAGCGGAGGGCGTGGCGTCTCTATGGGGGAAATATGATTTTGCAACAAATTGGAGCAATTTAAATTCTGTAACAAGAGCGATTTTATCGGAATTTGAGGCGTGTTGGGTTGCAGTTGATTTTATCGCGTATAACATGGAAGCATACGGAAGCAGAATCCAAGCGGAAGATTTAATAAATTTAAACAATTACAAAATAAAAACAATTCTAAAGATGTTAGAGGGAAAAGGCGTCGCGGAGTTTATTAAGAATGGCGCTTAATTTAGACGAGGGAGAAGATATTCTTTTTAGAAAAACGGGAACAGCAGACGACGACGTA